GCCGAAGCTAATAGATGATACGTTGATATTGCCTGCTTTAGATGCCAATACTTGAACATTACCTGACGCATCTTTATAAAACAATTTTCCATCAAAATAATTGATTGCAAGTTCAGCACCGTTTGCTGAAGAGGTTAAATTACCTGCGGATGGCGTATTGCCCGTTGTTCCGCTTGCATAAATGAGGATGGGTGTAAAGCCTGTTTGTGCCATATCAATTCCTTTTGTTCATTATATCAATATTTTGTTAAAATGCACCACCTGCAACACCAACACTTGTGCCTGTTCCACCATATAAAGTGCCAATAATAGAACCCTGCCAAGTACCTGTAGAAATCGTTCCTACACTTGTCAAACTTGAGTTTACTACCGTTGAATTTAATGTAGTTCCTGTTAATGTTCCCGCTGATGCTGTTACCGTTCCACTACTTCCCAAACTTATCGATGTTCCATTGACTGTAATACTCGAATTAGCCAATTGTGCATTTGTAATCGTACCGCTTAAAGACGTTGTAGGAATCGTTGTAGATGCTGTAACCGCACTTGTACCATTAGCATACATGTAACCCGTCAAACCTGTGACAGTCAAACTTGTAAATGCTTCCGATGAACTACCATTAATCTTTTCCCAAACATTTGTTGTGCCATTAAAAATAGCCCAATCACCTACCGACCATAAAGAAATACCATTTAAAGTCGTTGTTCCTGCAGTTGATACAACATAATAATTATTATTTGTACCCACACTAGATGTTAAAGTTGGACTATTTGTAGACGCATTCCATGTGCCTTGATATGCAGGTGAATTTAATGCATTTGTCGTAATAGATGTAATTTGACCTTGCGCATTCACCGTAACAGACGGTATTGCCGTAGCCGAGCCATATATTCCTGCGGTTACGCCTGTATTTGCTATAGCAATCGTTACTGCGGTAGAACCATTAAAAGATGTTCCGCTTAAACCTGTACCGATAGTTAAAGCATTTGGTGTATTAGCTGTAATTGTTGCGCTTCCACCCAAAGAAATTACATTGCTATTAATGGTGATTGAACTATTAGTTAACTGATTATTTGCAACATTAGCAAGCGCTCCACCAAGAGTAATATTGCCACTTGATGTAACCGTACCTGATAAAGTAATTCCGTTTACAGTACCTGTACCTGATACCGAAGTAACCGAACCTGAACCTTTATTATTAAAAGTATTCCAATCGGTTGATGTTAAATATCCGCTAACTGTCGATGTTGCAGGTGGCATGGATATCGTTGGCGTTGTACCACCACTAGATGATACAGGACTTGTAGCACCCACAGAGGTTACATAAGAACCTGAAGGCTGTTTGTTATTAAATGTATTCCAATCAGTTGATGATAAGTATCCATTTGTGCTTGCACTTGCTTGAGTAATGCTAATAGCAGGTGTATTACCACCGCTTGATTGAATAGGGGCAGTACCTGTGACAGATGTAATAGTGCCTACATTAACTGAACCACCTAAACTTACCGTATTAGAATTAATGGTAATGCTTGAATTTGCAAGCTGTGCATTAGAAATCGTACCTGATAAATCAGTTGTTGGAATTGTTGTTGTTGCTGTAAATGGCGATGTGCCATTACCAACTACATATCCTGTAAGTGTATTTGCTCCTGTTCCGCCTGAAGATGGATTAAGTGTGCCTGCTAAAGTAACTGTACCTGTTGTAGGTGTACTAGGTGTTAACCCTGATAATGATGTTTGAAAAGTAGTTACGCCACCTGCAGATGAAAACTGTTGCCATCCTGTAGATAGATAACCTTCAAATGCTCCTAGCGTAGAGTTATAACGAATTGCCCCTATACTTCCTGAGCGTTGACCTGTTGTTCCATTTGGAATGGTTATTGAGCCTGACCCAGGGATTATTGGGTTTGTTGCAATACTAATTGTTGGTAAAGAGCTACCATCACCGCCTGTTACGCCTATTTGATTAGCTGTTCCTGTAATTGTAGAAACGCTTAATGTAGAACCACCTGATACAGAAATAAATCCTGTACCACCTAAACTTGCTAATGCTGAAGGCAATCCACTCAATCCAAGAGTAGGGTTTCCACTTACACCATTAGCATTTGCCACAGATAATCCTGCACCTGTGGTTGCAATACTTCTATTCGTAACACCACTACCGCTATTTTTAACAACAATCCCTTGTGATGCGTTTTCTAAAGAAGCGGATACACCATTAAGGAATAAAGAAAACTGTCCTTGTGGTGAGCCTGTAGACGTTCCTATGCCCAATCCACCTATAAGACTTCTGCTATTAGCAAGCGTTGGTTCTTGATTAACCGTAATAAAAGTTTGCTGTTGCGTTGGGCTGTTAGCTATCGCGGCTACTGTTGTTTGTACCGTTAATCCATTTTGTTGAATAGGTACTTGCTCCGTTCCAATTAACGGACCTGCGGGAGGTAGTTCAGGAATGGTCTTATTAGTCATGGATTAGTATTAACGGGCGTGTAAGTAATGCCTTCCAAGTTTCCGTTTTCAGTATAGTTTGTTTGTAAAGATAATAAATCTTGCGCATTAGGAGTCGTAACAATCTGATTATTACCCGTTCCAATATAAGCATCAGGACGGGGAAATCTTACAGATATCTTTTCAGGTTGACGCATCTTTAATCGGTACGGGTCTTTGTTATCAATACACCCAAACTTGCACACACGAAGCCCTGGTGTATTCCCATCTTCTTGAACGTCATCATACGCACGCTTCATTTTGCATCTATCGCAAACCTGAATCGTCAGTACGGAATTACCACGGGTATTTAACCATTTCATCGTGTGTATACGCTAATGTTAGGTGCAAAATAAATCGGTGACTTATCACGCTCTTCTTCTTGCACAATGTGTAAATATTTTTCTGCTTGTTGTTCGCAATAAGCAATTCTTGCAGGGTCAACTTGTGGCAACTCCATCGCCATTTGATGCGCTAACATATTTTGTATTGCTAAATACCAACGTTGCGGAATTTCAATTGAACCATTTAATGCGCCAACGTCTTGTATATAGCGTGTACACCATGCCACAATCTGTGGCGAATATATTTGTGGTGTAGGCCAGAGAGTCATAGTGGGTTGCGGTATTGTGCGATTTAACCAATACTGCAACGGATAGTTATTCAAAAAGTTTTTATTGGGCAAATTAACATAATCATCACGGTTCATACGAAACATTGGTATTTCCGTAGGATTAGAACCAAAGATAACTTGATAAAAACCCATGTTTGCGCCACTTGTTTGCAAAATTCTCCAATATGGAGCGCTTGTAGATGGGTCTAAATCGTTATAAATCCATTGTCTTTGCGTCCAAGATGTAGTCGTAGGTGTAACTACAGTTGTCCATGTAGAACCATCTTGTGATGCTTGTATTTGATAGTTAACCGTACCTGTTATAGCAGGCAAAATACCAATCGTTGCCATGTAAATAGGGTTTTGTGTACCATTATTGATACCAATATTGCCTGTATTGCTATTAAGTTGGCAAATATTGGTATATGCTCCATCAAATGCATTTGCAGTTGTACCTGATGATGAAAACGGATTATTAGTATTAATCGTTAAATACCGATAATTGGCATTTAATACATCATTTGTTCCTACAGGCAATAAGTATTCGTATTGGTCAGGGTATAAACCTATCACGTTCTTTTGAATAGCCCAATACTGAACGCCATAATTGACGAGATTAGATAACAAATAATACAGCGATTGTTTTGATGCAAAGATTTGCTCGGACGTTAATTCTTCCGCAAGTTTCCCCGCCCTTCTTGCACCACTATCAATTAGGTTTTGAACCGTAACGACTGTGGTGGATACAGTTCCGCTTGTACTCATTACCACCCCTTAATATCATATTTCTTCTTTGGTTTTCCGCCATCGGCACAATGCCAACGCTTTAAGGATGCTTTTGCTCTTGGGGCATCACCACTTGCATGTTCTACAACGCCTTTCATACGGGCGCAAAATGAATCATGTCTTGAGCCTTTTGCTTGCGGTGCTTTTAAATGGCTTCCTGTTTCACGGTTGTATTTTTCACGACCTTTTTCAGTTAATCCCGCACCTTGGCTTGTTGGTTTCTTTTCACCACGACCTACAGCAAGCGATACATTACCGCCCTTCGCTTTTTTAGCTGTTTTAGCAGACTGAATAAACGCTTCTGTTGTTGGTGCGCCTTTACTATTAGGCTTTCTCATGTGTTCTACAGGTAATCCTTGGGCTTTTTCACGCTTTATCCGCTCTTGTTTAGCATGAATATTGGCATAAAGACCGCCACCATCTTTTTTCTTTGCACTACGTTGCATTGAATAAGCAATTGCTACAGCTTGCTTGGGTTTTTTGCCCGCATGAATTTCTGTAGAAATATTTTTCTTGAAGGCTCTTTCAGATTTTGACTTAATCAATGGCATGATTAGCTTCCTGTGCCAACAACTGTATTACTGTTTTGAATAAGTTTCCCTGTAATAATAACGCCCGCAGAAATTGTTCCTGTATTTGTAACAAGTTGCCATTGAATGTCGGTTTTTTCCGCATATAAAAACGGATTTGCTTGTCTTTGGGCTGTATAAATTGATACAAATGGTTGTTGCAACACAACAAACTTTACACCTGTAACATTATTAATTGCCTGTACTTTGTAAGTAACAATTGTACTTCCTGTATAACTATTTGATGTGTTTACTTCAGCCAAATCTAAATAAAATGTATATCCTGCAGGTACTGTAAATACAGTACTTTGTGATTTGCCAATTCCTACATTGATTTGAGAAACAATATTAGAGGATTGCTTTAATGTAATTGTACCTACGTTAGTAGTTTGCCCTGTTCCTGCCGATACTAAAACCATACTATTTACACGATAATAGCTATTCAGAGTAGTTACACCTGTAGTACCATTCATCTGCAAAGATTCAGAAATCTGATTAAAGTTTGCATCTAAGCCATTAATCAACACTTTAGCAACCGTATCATCGGATGCGGATGAGCTTACAAGCGTTAAAGTAGATGCATTCGTAATGTAAGTATAAGTTGTAGCATTTTCCCAAACAGGAATGCTAGTAGTTGTTACAGAAGCTTGATAACCAAAAATATTGACTTGTTGATGACCATAAATTTGGCTACGGGCAACTTGCAAATCAAAAGGTTCATACGAGCCACCACGAGTTACAGATGAAACAATATAATTGCTCATGAAAATTCTCCAAAATTAAAAAGCGGGGGATTTCTCCCCCTACCTTTTAGTAGTTACACTTACCGCCTTTTTTATGATGCGTGGAAATCTTGCTCTTGGCATGACCACCGTGCTTCATAGGATGACCATCTATTTTGTGATGACCCATCGCCATTTTTTCTGCATGCTCGTGCATATGCATGTGTCCACCTTCTTTATGACCATGCATTTTGTGATGCATTACATGACCTTCATGATGTTTCACATGACCACCTTTTTTGTAACCTGCAGGAGCTTCATGAATTTCTCCTGTTTTTCCTGCTTTCTTGTGTGGTTTGCTTCCATCTTTTATGTCATTTAAATAACGATTTGCAACGCTTTCGGATACTGTTCCACCTTTAGCATATTTATGCATTTTACCGCCATGCTTGTAACCTGCACCTTCTACGCCACCTGTTTTTGTATGGAAAGATTTGGTTTGTTTTGCTTCTGTAACCTTATCTTGTACATTAATCTTTGGCTTTAAAGTGCCTTTAGTTTGGAATGCATCACCTTTGGCGGCTAAACCACCTGTTGCTTTGTGCATAGCTTTGCCACCGTGTCTTAACTGTGCGCCACCATGTTTTACAACAGGCATTGTACCTGCACCACCACCCATAGCATACTTGCCACCTGAACACATAGATTTGTGATGTTCATGCATCTTTTTGTGATGCGCTGAACCACTTTCTTTGTGCATTTTGGCATGGTGTTTAGCCATATGCTTGTGATGCTCATGTGAACCCTCAGGATGACCTGAAACACGGTGAATCTTACCGCCATGTTTAAAGCCTGGCCCTTCTACTCCACCTGTCATGCCTTTGTGATGTGGTTTACCCTCACCAAGCAATCCACCAATTTGTGGTGAATACATGCCTTTAGCCATACCGCCTTTTTTCAAGCCGTGATGTGCTTTTCCTGCTTTCATGCTTTCATGGTGCTTGAGTTCTTTTTCAATCTTATGCATTTCACGCATTTCTTTGCGCTCCATTGCCTTAGACTCACCACCTTCAGCATGATGCGCTTTACCGCCACGCTTCATAGCAGGCATTTGACCTTGCATTGAGTTTTGACCCATCGGTGCTTGCATAGCCATAGGACGACGACGTACAGCTCGTTGTGGCATAGGCATTGCACCACGCATAGGTTGATTCATACCACCAATTGCCATATGCTTAGCATGTCCGCCTTTTTTCATGCCTTCATGACTTAATTCATCGGCTGTTGGCTCAGTCGTATACTCTTTTGGTTCACGCATAAATTTTTTATTTTGCATTTAAGCTCTCCTATTAGGCTTGGGCAATACCAAGTAAGCCTGTGGTTGTGGACTGAGGACCAACTTGAATACCTGTTAATCCTAAGGTAAGCACTAATTTATTAGAACCGTTTAAAGTTCCTGCAGGTGTGTATGTACCACGTACATCTGCTGTAACAGAGCTTGATACCATCTGTGGTACTAATGTAGCACCTGATGAATAAGAACCTGATACGTTAACAAATGTTCCTGCTAAATAGTTGGCTTGGGATGTTGACAATTTACCTGTTGTTGCAGATACATATGTCCACCAATAGTTTGTTCCTGTTGCTAATGGAGCAGGAACTGTACCTGTAAATTGAACAATCGTACCACTTGCAGGAGCGTATCCAACGGTAACAACACCAGGGTTTGCTGTTGTTATGCTTGATACAGTTTGGTTGGAGTAAGTTGTTGTATTGGTGTAGAACGCATATGCTAAAGTTCCTGAATCTACAGCAACTGAACCTGTAAATCCTGAATCAATAATATAAGCTTCATCACTAATACGGCATGGCAAGCCTAACACGTTTGTAGTATCGACTGATACCGCTACGGTTGTGGCAGCACTAAATGCAATGCTGTAAATTTGGAAGAATGCTTTTCTTCCTTTGGTTTGCGTAGAAGCTACAGTACCCGTTTGGATGATTTCGGTCATTGAATTACCGTAGTAATCATAGCCTGTAACGGTTACTTGGGAATTCGTTGGGCTACCTGATGCAGTTGTTACAGCTACCGCACGAGGAATATCCAATTGAGTAACAGTTGTACCATCTGTACGTAAAACTTGAGTTGTACCACCTGTGCCTGAAGCAAGTTGTGTACCGCTATAGGTTGTTGCACCTGTAGGGGTTTTCGCGGCTAGAACTGCTGCGGTTGTCGCAACTTGTGGTGTTACATCATATAAATAAACACGCCCTAAAGGTCCAAAACCCAAAGACATTGGTGATGGGTTACCTAAATTGCTAGTAGCATTTGTTCCTACATAGCTAGGTGCTGACCCTAAAAATAAATCGTCGCTAAATTGTGGCATTGTCGTTCTCCATGAAAAGTTGACAAATTAAAAATTGGGGGCTATTACACCCCCATCTATTACGCTCCTGGTGTACCGTATAAGCAACGAGGGTCAGTAAATCCAACTTGATAACGCTCAGTAGCTTTATAACGCATGGAGTCGGTTTCAAAATCGCCCTCCATGGTTTTTTCTAAAGCACGACGCATTAAGAGTTTTAGACCTTCAGGTGCATCAGTTTGTACCCACCAGTTTGTTTGTGAAGTTAGACGGCTAATTACAGATGCGCCTTCAGGTAACAATCCAATTGATTTAATTGGGTTGATATCGTTGTTAGCTGTACCTGTTCTTAGAACAGACTTCAACAAAACTTCAGCTTGGAATACGTTACCTGGGGCAACAACAAGCTTGAGCGGTTGCAAACGAATACGCTTACCATTGTTGTCAACTGCTTGACGGATTTGAATTAACATCTGTTCAAGAGATGTTTGTGACAAAGCCGCGGCTGTTGATAACTGATTGCTAAATGAACCCGCTGCGATTGGGTGTGCTGTGTTAATCAAAGATACACCGTCACCACCAACATATGCAGAGTTAAATGCACGGTTCAATACGTTTGCGCAAAGCAATTCTTTAGTTTCTACTAAAGATTGTGCTAAGTGCTTAGCATATACCTGACCTAAACGGATATGGTCACCGTCTTCAACTAGAACTCTAGTTAAAGCAAATGCCAAACCGAATACTTGGTATACGTAACGTTGTAAGAACAATACACCACCTTGTTGATATGTTACAGGTGCGCCATCAGGTAATTGTGGCGCAGCACCGAAACCATATAACACAGGCTCTTCGTGGTAGTTACGTGGAATACCTGCTTGTTCACGGAATACTGTTGACCATTCGTCTGCACGTTGGTCATAAATTCCGTCAAAGGATTCGTTCAATATAGGTTCTACGATTGAACGGAAGTCCGTACTTCTCATTGGGGCTGCCATAATTTATTCTCCTATATTAAACTTGAGCTACGTATTGACCGTAGAAGTTGGTGTTAGTCAACTGTACACGTACTACTGTGTAAGCATCGCCCCACGCATTATCTACGCCCTGACCTAAATCTACTACACGCATTTGAGCTTGTTGACCGTTTGTAACGGCTGTTGAAGCACCTAATGTTGCTTGTGATAGACCTGTTGTTGAATTACCCGCAGTAATGTTTGTGAAATAATACTCTCCACCAATACTTGTTTGAGCCATAGAACCGTCAGCTTGAATTTCATAAACGATGTTGAGGTCGTTATAGAAATAAGCATTAGTAATAGAGCCTGATTGAACAGTAGTACCTGATGGCCAGTAATTAGAAACACGACGGCGACCTGTTGTGTCAGTAAATTCTACACCTTGGAATGAGCCTGTTACAGCGTATTGTTGAGATGAAGAATTACCTGTTGTGGTTTGAGCGGCGATGATTGTACCGTTAGCTGAACCTGTTGAGCCGACGTTCGCAGCGCTTACGTAGGCGATTGGTTGCTGTTTGTAAATATTCGCAGCATAACCCGATGTTATACCGTTTTGTAGGCATTGCGCTCTTTCCAAACCTGTTGGGAAGAACGCAGGACGCAAACCAAACGGAGCGGATACTGATGACATATATTACTCCTTATAAAATGGTTAAATAAATTTTGTTTTTTTGACGCTTTCTACAAAGCCATAAAGCAAAATTACAATAACGCAATTTTTAAAGAGTACTACCTAATTGTATTACTTAACAAATGTCGGTACTTGTCTTGACATATCAAAATTCATACCGTCACCTTCAACCTTACCTAATGCCCTACCATTAGAATCCCTTGCGTTTAACAATTGGTCTTGTTGTACTTTAATCTTTTCCTGCTCATCCATCGGAGCAAAATGGTGTACTTCTGCCATATACTCTTGATAGATTTCATTAGGAAGTTTGTACAGAACCATCTCATTACACGCAATAAAGCCTTCCATCTCGCCTGCTTTTACACGGAAATTTTCAAAGCCAGGGACTTCATCGGCTTTAACAGGCGTGTAACCTATACGCATACGTTTATGGATTGGGTCATATTGGTGAGTGGTTGAAAGCCAACAAGTGTGAAACCCAGGGATTTCAGGCGCTGTTGGTAAAGCTTCTTGTGCAAACTCGTCACGAAACATGCGACGACGTTCTTGTGATGCAAATTGTTTTTCGGGCGCTTGGCGTGAAGCGTCTACTGCAGATTTGTTATCTCTGCCTTCGCCTGCGGATTTTTTGAATCTAGTTTCCATTTTTATCCCCTAACCTTGTTCTGTTTGTCATAGTTGCGATAAATATTTATCATCTTCATACGCTCTTGCATATTGTCCCACTTGCCCGCTTCTTTAATGGCTGTAACCCTGTCAGGGGATAATACATACTCATTAGTTCTTGCGTTACTCATGGACTCTCTGCCCGAACTTGTAACAAACGACTTCGGTCTTGCTTTCCGATTAGGTTCATTATAACCACGGTTTGTAACATTTGGAATATATTTTTGTACTCTTTCTGATAATTCATCCCAATAATCTTCTGAACGTGGGTCATAGCCTTCTTCAACCAATGCATTGTCAATAGAAATAGCAATTTTTGACTCCATATTCTTACCATTTGGGTCATACCATGGATTTTCTTCCATCCACTCAGTTGCTAAACGTGCAATCATTGGGTCAGGACGACTATCATTGGGTTTATTGGCTTGTTGAGTTGCTTGGCGCTTAATACTATCCAACGCTTCTTGCTTGCGCTTAGCGTCGTAGAGCATTTCTTGTGCTTGAATTGCGGCTTCTCCATTGCTTTGGCTTACAGCTTCTTGCAATTTCATTTTTGCGTATTCAACTTGTACGCCTGCGTCTTCAATTGCTTTATCAACACGTGCTAATTCTGCACCACTTGTTTTTTTCTCAAGCAAAGCTAGGCGTTCTGCCATTGCTTCGTTTTGTTTACGTAAAGTGTTAATTAAAGATGATGATTCACGTGTTTTTTCACGATGAATTTGCTTTTTTAAACGTCTTTCTTCCCGACGGGCTTCTCGTATTTGCTGACGTTCATCATCAACCTTATCAGGGGCGTTTTCAAAATCATCATCCGTACGAAATTCGGACTTTGGTTCTTCAATTTGCGGATTTTCCTCGCCATCAGGCAATATAACAACCGCACTACCGTCTTTTTCTTCTTCAATTTGTAATTCCATCTTATCTGTTGGTGTCATTTAATTTCCTCTCAAAATTTACACAAACGCTTTAATTGCACGAGGGTCACCCGTAACCTTGCCGATAATTTCATGGTCGTTAAAAAATGTAAATAAAGCTTTTCCTTGAGCGCCTTTGCCGTCAGTAAACTCTACTTCCCATCTATCACCACCCCATTTAGGTACACGGACATAATCACCTACTTGACACCACACACCCTCAGCCCATGGAGCTAATGTGTCACGGTTTTTATAGGCGATTGGACCCATGGCTAATACTTTACCTATCATGGTGTTCCATTTTTCGGTTTCTTTAACTTCCTCAGGAATGTAAATACCTGATTCTGTTACCTTTTCTTTAACTGCTCTTAATTGAATAAGAACTCTTGCACCATACGGTGTCATCAAAGGGTCAACAATTGGAAATGCTTCTTCCAAAGACTGCTCTAAATCATAATTCGTCATTCTTGCTATCCTTTTCTTCTAAAAGATTATTTAAAATTTCCAAGGCATCTGCATACCCCATATGGATTCCTACAAATCGTTGGTAACTTTCAAAGTTTGCAAACCTTCCATTCACCATTGATTCTTTTATTTCAGCCTGCTTTTTATTCAAAGCGCTTATCAAACCATTAATAATGTCTTCCATTAGTAGTTTTTTGCACCCTTTTTGGCTTTTGTACCTACTGCTATGGCAATGACTAAGCCTTTTTTAGGGGCTGACATCTTACCACCTTTCTTCATCGTGGCTACTGCATGTGGCTCAGGCTTTGTAAGCTTGGGCTTGCTACCTTTTGCGGGCAAATTTGCAATACCTTTTTCAGGATATGCGCCAATTAGCTCTGCGTCTTCCTGATGTGATTCAGGTCTTCTTTTTCCTTTTGGCATAATCTTGTATGGCATCGTATCAAGCTTTTCAACTTGACCGCCTTTAGCGAATTTAGCAACCTTTCCACCCTTTTTAAGGTGGTTGGCTTCTTGTTCACCGCCCATAGCGATGCGTTTATGCATATTAATTAACTCAGACATTTCCTACTCCTTGTGGTTGTGGTGGTTGTGCTTGTTGCTGAATGCTCTGTTGTTGCGCTTGTTGCTCTTGCTTTTGCATATCTTGCAAATGTTGCAAGTTTTGCTGTTGAACTTGCGCTTGTTGTTGCTCTTGTTGTTGCTGTGCTTCAAACTGTTTCTCTAAAGTCATAACATTTGCGTTATGCGTTAACTTGGCATCTTCAATCTGTTGAGCAGAAATAATACTTTGCTGTTTAGCTATCGCATCATCTTGTTGTTTCTTGCCCTTTAATTGCAATTCTGCTTGGTCATACGCAGCTTTACGCTTGGTTTCTGCCATAGCCGTATCTGTCAACGCCTTGACCTGTGCCATTACATTCGGGTCAGTTGGTTGCTGACTTGCCAACTGCTGAATCATCTGTTGCATTTTCTGCAAAGCAGGCATGACATACTGAGAAATCTGTTGTTCGGCGTCTTGGTGAACGTGTAATGCGCTTGTTGCAATCAATTCTTGTGCTTCACGCAGTACAGGATTTACCTCTAACACATTCATAGGTTGTCCTGACGCTAAAGAAGCATATGTATCCACTTGATTGAGATACCATAAGGTTAAATGTTGCACCGCATGGTCAAGCATCGCAGGAATAAACTTTCTTGCCATAATAGGATTAGAGCCATATAACGGGTCAAGAGCGTATGCAATATGCGTTTTAAGGTGCGCAATATGGTCTTGGTGTGGGAATGCCCCAACTGACTTACCAAGCGACATCATAACGTTTTCTAACGCAGGATTGATATCCTTTACTTCTTGTGGGTCAGGCAATACTTCATTCACATCAGGAATCTTAATTTGTTTCATAATTCGCTTTTCTACAGCTAAGCGGTTATATAAATCAGGATTCTTTGACGCTCTATCTGCTAATGCTTGCACTTGGGCATATCGCTGTGATTCCGCAAAGATGTGTGGGTCAGATACAGGAATTACATCTGAATTTGTTTTAAAGTCATCACGGTGTATTTCTAAATCCGCAACAATCTCGCCTTTACGCTGTTCATCTAAATACCAACGATTCAAACGTGCCAATATTTTAAGTACACGCTTTTGTGAATCATGTAAACGAGCATGAATCGAACTAAATACGGCTGAGCCTTGCTCAATCAACGCTTGTGTTGTACCTACAGGGGCTTGTGAATTTACATCCGCAATCTTCTCTTCCGCTGTTGTTACGACGCCTTTCGCAGCACTATCTAACCATCCCAACAAAGCAAACAAGACTTGATTTGGTGGGTTAAATGGGACAGGCATTGCTATCTTGCGGACGTCATCAACCCCAGGTGCGCCTTCTATTTCTGTTACTTGGGTAACGTCTATAGTTTGGGACTGTCCTGAGATTTTTCCTCCTTTAAGTTTAAGCATGGTCGGTGCGTTATTGATGTGCGCAGAATCCAATAAAGCACGCAATGCGCCTGTAAGAGCAGCAGAAAGACCGCCAATGAGATGAGGAAGCCCAATGGCGTAAGCACCTCGCCAAGGAATGAATTTAAACTCAACCAACCAATCAAGCTTTGTGAATGTATCATCGCCATCTTCCCAATTTCTATATAAACCAATTACTTGGCTTTCTGCTTCGTCAATCATCATAATATATGGCGCACGTTCACCCTCAGAGAATTTATCACCCTCTAACTCAAGCCATGTGTAAATGTGCAACACCCGACGAATGCCATCAACGTTACTTGATTCGTTCGTCTTACCTTCAATCCTATTTGTTGCTTTTTGTGCTTTAGACTCATCAGGCTCTTCCGATACTCGATACACGTCTAAATCTTTATATAATCCTTGTGCAACTCGTAAGTCATATTCTTCTTGTGTGATGTCTTGTACTTCTGTCACACGCATTGCTGTATAGAAATTAACCGCTGCGAATGGCAAATAGATATTATCAATCGGTACAAACTCACAGCATGGGCGACGTTTTCTATCGTCATACCATAGTTTTAAATACTGTGAACCACCCAAAGGTAATTGGGTAAGCATCTGTTCTTGCTCGTCACGGAATTCTTCAATCTGTTCCGTCAACTGCCAATTCATGTAATCACGCTTACGGTCAGCCTTAGCCGACTTTTCTTCGCTTATTTCTCCAATGATTTTGCTTCTAACAGGTCCATCAGGTGGAAATAATTCCTTGATAGCACGGGCTGCGAAGTCGACACAAGACTCTGCCATGACAGGGTGAACAACTTTTGAAGCTCCCATAAACTGAGCGCCCCCAGGGGCATCATCTCCAAGTCCTGTACGTCTAATTCCCTCTTCATACTTCTTGTCACGTTCTTCTCTAGCATCCTTATCTTTTTCAATTAAATCGCAATACTTTAAAGCTACACCATCTAAATCATATGGGTCGAGTGTTTCCGCAAGGTTCTCATAAAAGTCAGGATTTTCATCAGGGGATGTGTAATCTTCCAAACGGACAATTGCTGAGCCATCAGGTAATTCTTCTACGTCGCTTGCGTCATCCAACAATTCGTAAACTGACTCGTCTTTCTCTTCTTCTAATGGTGGTTGGTAGCGACCATAGTCTTGGGGTATTGGCATCTCAGGCATTTCGCTTCCTCATTAATTCATACCGCATTTCGTCAAGGGAAACAACTTTCCCGCCTTTTTTCTTAAACAATTCTAATTGTGTACTTGGTATACGGCTTCCACCTACATCGGTAGGTCTTAATCCAACCGTAGGCTTTGCTTGTCTTGCTTGATACTCTGCATTAACTTGCTCAGGCGTGACAGGTTTAACCTCTGTCAAGCTTTCATATGGACGGTACGCCCTTAGTTCTGACGTGCGCTTATCCATACCGCTAAGTTCATTCTCAATCTTTTTCTTAGCAAGGATTTCTTTCATCTTGGCTAACTCAGTTGCCATGACAGAACCACCATCAGCCATCTTGACCGCTCCACCTTTCTTAAATGCAGGTTGCCCACGCTCAAGAAAATCTTTCTTCATTTCGGGCGTAATATCAATAGAATGAACTTGTTCTACCCTGCCAAATTTGTCTGTTACATTTTCTAGTTTAGGTGTAACACCATACTTTTTAAGGTAGTTCTTTAAGAACAAAGACTGAATGTCATCATAGAATCCTTTATGTCCTTTTCCTTTTTTGGTTGTGACAGATAAGTTTTCACCTTCAATGACTTGCGGTGTGTATTTCACAGATTGTTTTTTAGCTTGAACATAAGCATTTCTTCGTGCTTCAAATTCATTTGCTCCTGTTCCTCTATAAACAACTCCATCAGGCGCTTCATAGCCATATTCAATGTAATCACCGTATTGAGTTTTAATATGTTTTTCTGAACCTTCTACATATTTTAAAGCATAAGGGCTTACAACTAAATGTTCTACGCCTTGATTTTCACGCATTTGTTTAGCAATATGGTCACCAACATATTCTTCTAAATCTCTGTCTTTAATTGCTCTTCTAATAAGATTAAATTCTTGTTCTCCTGGCTTTCTAACGTGAACAATATATTCATCATTGGATGGGTCATATCTATATTTAATGGCATCAAGATTTTCATGCAACAACTCATTCCATCGATTTGCTTGCGTTTCACCTGTTGTCCATACAAGTTTTGGTTTATCTCGTAACGCGGCTTCGTATAATGCTTTCTTCATCAAGAATTCATTCCACGTTGACTTGTATGGCGCATCAGGTTTACCCTCTTGCAAAATTTCATTTGCTGTACGCCAATTTCTTGTTGTTTGTGTTTTATTAGCTTGCAACCTGCGTGCTTCTAATAAAGCAGGCTGATTGTCATCACCTGTAGTTTGCGCTCTTTCAAATGCTTCTTTGTATTCAGGCGTTTCCAAGAATCGATTAAACTCATCATCTGCGTCATCCGCTATCTTACTTAAAGCTTCTACCTGTGCTTTACGCTCAGGCATCTTATAACCAAAGTCTTCAGGTACAAGTTTTTTAGCTTTTTCTAATGCCTGTTCTTTTGACAATGCACTATCTTGAGCCATTAATTCTTTTTTGATTTCTTCAATTTTTGCTACTCTTAATCTGCGCCCTGCTTGATGCCAATCGGATTGTTGCTCTTCTACTTTTAAAGCAGGTGTGCCATCTTCAAGGGTTGCATCAACCAAACGCTGATGGCTCATTAAGTTTTGATGATGGTTGGCATCATCATTGAAATGATTTGACCTAAAACTCTCACGTTCTTTAGGCGTGTAATGATATAAATGCTCTTCATAGTTTGCATCTAAACCATTATTGACCCCGTTGTAACTAGGTGAATCATACATCGGCTTATTAAGTTCAACCGTTTCATTTTCATAAATTGGCTCAATATCCCCTTGGTCAAGGGCGTGTTCCATTGCTCCATTTTGAGCTTCATTAATATTTCTAAAATCGTCTATATATCCTTGAGGACCATGTAGGCGTACCTCACCGTATTGGTCGCCATGAATAGTGTAATTATGAGTATCGTGTCCTATTACATAGGGGTCATATTCATTTGCTGATGATTCTGCGTATTCATCCAAAACTTTTTCAAAATCTTTTTGTAGTTCAGGGCTTGCTTCAAATTCTTCTTCAGTAATGTTATGGTCACGCAAAAAATCTTCTTTAAGAACTTCATGATAGTCTGTGTCATCATAACGTCTATAATCATGCTCTTCTTGCCATGCTTCATCATCACGTTCAGCTCTTCGCCAATTATTAAAAAACTCTTGCACAGGCGTATCATAATCAGGGTCAACGTCCGCTAACTCATGTTCAAGATATTTATCACCTAACTTGGTTTCACTAACAGGAATAGGATTCTCTTCAAGGTACTTGAGCATTTCCTCTTTAGTGACCTTCTTCTTGCCTTTAAGGAACTCATCAAAGTTACGGAACTTTAACTCGTCAGGCTTAACCCCTTTTGTTCCTTTTAACATATTGAGCATTTGCTCTCCACCGCCTTTATCTTGTTTAAGATTCAAGACTGCTTCTTCAAGCGGTGAATACAAGCCCTGCTTATGGGGCGCTTTGATTGGCTCAGCAACGGGTGGCTTTGGCGGTTTAACTGACTCTAATGCGCCCTTACCCACATCTTCTATACTCATACCTACGGGTAAACCCTTAGTAGCCTTAATTGCTCTAACCGCTGTAAATGGGTCGACAATTGCACCGACTACACCCGCTCCAAGTTGAGCAGGCACACTAGACTTAAAACTTCCTTGACCTTTATATAAATCAGGCATCTTGTTGTAGATGTCCTCAGTTGTGGGCAAGCTAGGCTCAGGGTTGACCTGCACATCCGAACCGACCTTTGGGGCAAGGTAATTGATGCCTGCACGTCCTAAGCCTTCAATATCGCCTGCAATACCGCCCATTGTTGCTAATGTTCCTTTGCCTGCGTCGGCAAGCATACTACCCAATCCTTGCATCGCACCGCTAAACGTACCCAATGGGTCGACCTTGACGGGTTGACCTGCACGGTTTCTTGCTACGGGTTGTCCTTGCGGTGTTGGTGGATTTGGTGGCGGATTAGGCGCTTGAGCGGATGGCGGATTCTGCAATGGCATCATCGTAACCGATGCTTTGGGCGCTTGATTCTGCGTTAAGGCATACTGCATGGCATCTTGACTAGGGACAGACTGACCATTCGACATTGGGTCGGAATTGGCTATGACATTTCCTTGTTGGTCGTATTGTGGCATAGGTGTACCCTGCGGTTGTTTTACAGATTATAGACGGATTTTATCAAACTGCATAGGGATTTACCCTTTCTTTGCGTGAACCGTCTGCATAATCCTCTGAATCATCTCGAACGTAATCTACCGTTAAGAACCCTGTATCTCGTAGCACCCTCAATGCTTGCGTCATGCTGTCCACATAATCGTCATGCCTGACCTCAGGGAAAGCGCATATCTGATTGAGGAATGGCTCGACCCAATCCCTGACTTGGTTCTTGTAGTTCATGCTTTCAGGTAGGTAAACCAATCCTTTAGCAATAATAGGCGATACGATGTTAAGGCGCATCATCTTATCTGCCTTGAGCGGATTGTACGCCCTGACGTTTAATCCTGCCCTTTGCAAGTCTTGTATCAAGCTGATACCTGCGCTCTTGTCTTCAATGAGCAACAGGTCAGGCTTCTTACCATTTCCCCACTCGTCGGTATCACCGTAGACGGTTGTAGCTTCGTCAATAACTCTTGGGCGCAAATCAGGGTATTGTAGATGCTCTGACCAACAATCTATCAGCATGACAGACATTGGACGGTCAGTAGGCTTGAACACTCCCCAAACGGTGCAAGCTGTCGGGTCATTGTGCGTCTTGTCGGATGTGGCAACGTCAAAGGATTGGACGACGTATTCAAACTTAGGCAATGGCATCTCTGCATCCCACAGCCTGAACATATTCCTTTTGATGATGCCTGACTCTTCAGGGTCGATAATCTCAGCGTTAATCTCCTGCCGTCCAAGACTTGTCCCCTCGTACTGCATAATCTGCTTTCTGAACGTCGGGGCTAGGTTACTCAGGTTGTCATATGTAGTCGCCTTGGTAACGATAACGTCATCACCATCTCTGTTAACCAAATCGATTATCAATGGCTTTGGCTTGGGCGTTGTCGTACATATCAATATAGGGCGCTCACCAAGACGCATCCCGAACTGAATCATATCCCACGCTTCGTCTAAGTAATCCCACGATGCTAACTCGTCTAGCCATCCACCATGGAACTGTGGACCTCTGAAACGTGCAGGCTCTGATGCAGGTATCCCCTTAATGATGCTACCATTTATTAATGTTATCTCATTGTCTCCAAGGTTATGTTTAGCTACTATCGAGCGTGGCATGACGTTGATTAGCCCTGACTCACCCATAAAGCAAGTATCCTTTACGTCCGCAAAGGTGGGCGCTGATACAAGCCATCGTGTGTTAGGTTGCTCCCAAGCCATTTGCCATAGCTGTTCGCTTGCTGTTCGTGTCTTACCGCTTCCACGACCTGCTAATAGTAACCATATCGTCCACCAATCATCAGATGGCATCTTTTGGTAATCGTGGCGTGTAAGCTCCCAATTCAGCTTATTGATAGCTACTTCTGCAGTAACAAGGTCAGCGCTCTCTGCAAGCAACTGAGCATCGTCAAGCAGACTCTGTAGACTGTCTGACTTTTTCAACTGTATGGCTCAAGCGTTCTAATGCGCTGTTAATGATTTCTAACTTGATTGTTCCGCCATCTTCACCTGTGACTTCATGCTGTTGTATCGGTCTTCCATCTAGGCGGTCAAACAATATATTGATTGCAT